TGTTCGTATATCCTCCCCACGTTGAAGTGTGATGACTTGGTGGAATCACGGAACGCTTCCTCCTCACTCCACGGGAACTGGCGTATCACCTCATTGAGCTCATAGGGGTCGTGCATCAGCGCTTTGCGCTCGTTCGATAGGAACGTCTTAGCCCCGATTGATGTGACGTCGCCGTCCATAGTAAGCTCAGGCTCCTTGGGGTCCTCTATGATGGGCATACCGTAGATATCGAAGAAACCCTCAAGCGCCTCGTATGATGGGATGAACAGTTTATATAGCCCGCTCTTTGTCCTTCCGTTCTCGTTGCGGCGCGTGGGGTCGGAGTCATAGTATAGCTTCCTGTAGTTAGCGCCCCCCTTATCCAGCGGGTTTACCGTGGAGCCCACCATAGCCTTGCCTACGATTTTCTTACCGACCAGAAGACACGTGCGGTGTACCCTCCATACCTCGTTTATATCCAACGGGTTCTCCCACTTACCGGCCTCATCGAGGTATAGGTAGTGCAGCTTCTCACCGTCATAGGCGTTGGCGACGGAGTTCTTCCAGTTAATAATAGTATCTAGCGCCTCGGTCTGCGAGCTGACCTTATTGGTCTTGGTAATCCTCTTCGCTGGCTCTCGGAACGCAAGCTCCATACGCGGGTTGGTGGTACCATCCTGTATCGGCTTAAAGAAGAACGGGTATGAGCGGAACATAGGGAGCAGCTTCTTCATAAAGATGTTCTCCTGCGCGTCCTTACCGGTCTTTGACATAATGCCCAGTACCTTGTTTGACACCTGAGTGCCCTCGTCAGCCAGTGCCGCCCCGCAGATGTTAGTGTATCCGGAGCGTCGGCATTTTGTGTATATCTGCCCCACGCATCGTGGGTCCTGCTTGCAGGCCTCGAAGTGGATGTATATCTTACGCTGGAAGTCAAGGAAGCTCGCATAACCGATATCCATCTGGCTCCACTGTAGGAGCATATAGTGATGTCCGGTTATATAGGTAGGAACCCCGTTGTTATAGAACCACACCCCATCGCGGCGTCTGTTAAACTCCTGGTCGATGTATTCGGCGTGCTTCACCCTGAACTCCTTGGGCTGCTCCTGCCATTCGTCCATAGAGCGTATACGCGCCAGGTCCTGTGGTATGGGGAGCCTACGCCAGAACTGCTCCTCACGAGGGAGTCCCTGGAATAGGATATCTTTTACCGGGGGAGCCTTGGGGAGCTGTATGAATATATCGGATATCTCTATTATCTCGCCCTCGCTATAGTCGGGACATATATTGACCACAGGGTCCTTATATCCCTCTATATTCTTTAGCGCGGTCATTACTTCCTGTATTTCTCAGCGAAGCCCCCGGCGAAGTCCACGTGTTCCTCGATGCTCCCGCTATCGGATAGAGTTCGTATCATATCCTCCAGTCGTTGCCTTTCCTGCAACAGCTCACGCGCATCCACGGCCGTCTGCTTTATGGACTGAAGCTCCGCCTTACGCGCGGAACCGTTTATCTCTGGGTCCACGGGCTTCTTGATTTCTTCAATCATATTATTGATTGCCACCTCCATAGAGTGCATCAGCCGTGTGGCTGCGTCTATGGTCGTAAAATCAGACTGCTTCCTTGACATACAGCAGGTCGTTAGGTGTCATTCTCCAGAGCTTTTCACCGTTTACCTCCATCGTATAGTCGGATTCTTTGCTGAAGCCCACCATATCGCCGGCCTTTACCCCCATCTCAAGCAGTTCGGGTGTGTCGAAGCGTACTACGCCCTCCCTCTTTATCTCCTTCTGTGTGGAGATGATGATTCCAGTCTCTGACGTGGGTTCTTTCCCCTCGTCAGCTATCAGGAACACCCATCCCGGAAGCACCGATATGTTGTCTTCGCTGTCCTTGTATGCGTATGCCTGCGAGCCGTATCCACCCTCGGGGTCATACTTCACTCGGTATAGGTCCTTGTCAATCTCGGCACGCTTATCCAGCACCACGTGATGGTGGAAGTATAGCATATCACCCTCCTTGGCTCCCGTGGGGAACTTAACGGGGGTGGCTACAATCTCCGCCTCACTGATTCTGTTGGCGAACTCGTTGAATCTCGCGTCAAGGAACAGCTCCACCTCACCGAACTTGATGGTGTCCTTAAACTTCTTGGGCATCCTTACGATGAACTCGTGCAGGACCTTCATCAGAACTTGCAGTCGTTCTCCACGACCACCGGCATACCGATAATCTCCTTCCACGGCATAGTACCGTCGGCGTTCTGGATGTATATAACATAATCCTTCCGCCCGTATTTGGAGAAGGTGCGCTCATCGACTTCGATGGCTACGATGGTGCCGTCGTTTCCGGCGTGGTTGCCCACGACATACGCCAAGGCATCCTTGGGGTTCACCCCTACGATAATTTTTCTAATCATAATGTCTTTAGTTTATACCACCACTACCCTTACGGAGCCAGTAATCTATACTGCTGGTATCGTTACGCTGCTGATGCTGGTATCCCTCCACGATAAATCCTAGGACCTCGTCAAGTTCTTCCTCATTCTCAACATTCACGGAGAACGCGATGTCCATTTCAGGCTCATCATCGTCATCATTGAATGTCACGGTACCGAGTGCCGCGATTACAAAACCGCAGTCACTGAGGTCGTACTTAACGATGAGTCCATTCATCTTAGCAACGAGTTCAGTGAATTCTTCGTACAGCTCTTCCTTAATATCTTGGGGGATGCTCATCGTAATGAATAATGTATGAAATTTGTATTAAATCTTATACGAAAATACAAAACAAATACAATATGAGAAAGGGTGCCAACTCAAGGAGGATGCGCGAGTATGCAATACTGCCGGCCAGGATGATATCACGCAACTATCTGAAGTACCTGCGGCACGTGAAGGTGGACGTATGCGGGGCCTACGGGCTGACACCTGGGCAGTTTGACTTTCTGATGTTTATCTACGACCTGGAGTTCTTCACCCTTATGTATTGCAGGGCTCACTTCGCCCCCATATCCGACAATAAGATACGTCTGCTCTATAATAAGCCGCTCCAGAATAGCGGTTTGGTGGAGATATATGCTAGCAGGGGAAGCATCGACTCGGGAGTACGTCAGCTATTCGGTATCGCCAAGAATGAGGGATACGCCGTCAGATACTGCCTATCACAGAAGGGCAGGCTGTTGGTGCAGAAGATATACAGGAAGCTTGAGGGTCGTGAGGCTATTAATGCTCCCGAATAACCTTAAACGGCATCTCCATAGCCGCGTTGGTGTGCGGGACGAACTCTCCGGTGTGCTCCATCAGAAAGTACCTTCCACCCTTATTCATCCAGTGGTAGCCCTTGGGGGCCTTAACCATAACTTCGTTGGGTCTCTTTAGGTCTGTGCGCTTAGCTTTCATAGCTTAAACGATTGATAATCTCAAAGTTACGAACACCAACGGTTGCTCTGTCTGCGCTCACTTTCTTTACTCCGCGCCCGTTACTTAGGCGTTTCTTCGACGATTTAGCCATTTGACTCCTCCTTTATACCGCCCGATAGGCTCCAGTTGATGTAATGCAAGATTATCTTCATATCCGCGGACTGTAGGTACTTTCCCTGTGGGATTTCAACACCGTTGAAGTAATCGTTGGAATGTTCGCGTGTGAACGCGTTCCAGGTGCTCTCGTATGGGTTATAGTGGAATAACCAATCGTTGAATGCTTCGTTTCTCATTTTTTGCTTCTATTGCGACGGGCGATAATCATACGAGCCTCGTCGTGGTCATAGTCCTTACCGTCACCGTTCCCGTATGTCCCGGCTTCACGGTTCTTTTTATTGAGGAATGCACGATACTTCTTACGCTCCTCGGTGGAGTGGTACTTGGTATCGTATGCCTTCTTCTTTGAGTTAGCCTCGGGGTTGGCGGCGTAGTATTCCGCGCTTTTACTCTTATTTGCCTTCACTGCTAGCAGTCTTTTTGAGCCTTGCCGCCGTTCTTCATATACCCCATCTTGTTGCGGACCCCCTCGGGTAGCTTAGATAGGCCCTTACTCTTCTCGGGTACGGCCTTTAGGCTACCCCCCTCGTTGTATTTTCTAGGTTTCATCTCTTCTTTTTTTTCTTTTTAAAGATTCTTGTTAGGTCAAACTTGACCAGTTTAGGTCTGTTATCGGGTCTAGGCTCCGGCTGGCTACCCACCGGGTCAACCGGCCTCTTAACTGCTATCACGGCTTCCAGAGTCTATATGAGGTCTTACCGTGGTGTTTGTATGCCTCTAGAATCTCCTTGCGGTTTCCCTTGGCGCTGTAGCTGACGTGTACCCAGTCTGGGTTGCTCTTAGTACCGAACTCCCATATCATCTGGTCGAACACTAGGTTCTCACGGATGTAATGGAATAGCAACGCGTTACCGTCCTTCTTAGACTTGAGGCTAAGGTCTGCCGCCTCACCCTTACAATGCTGTGAGGTGCTGCTACCACCTATGGCCTTATTTAGGGCTACACCCCTCAGTCCGGAGTTAATCTTGATGGGTACACCGATACCGTCGCGTAGCGGCTGTAGAATCTTTTCGGCAAGCAGTTTGAGTGCCGCCTCTTGTTTGAGGTCAGGGACATTCTTAATACCGAGCTTGTCGGCCGTAGGGCTTGAAGTAAGCTCCTGGAGGGTGAAGTTCTCTGTTAGTTGCATAACCGTGATTATTGAAACAAAGTTAAGTGTTATTACATTATCGTAGATAAGTGAGGTACTATGCATTACAGGGTATTGACTTTATCGATTTTTTTGTGTACCTTTGCCTCAGTAGAGACTAGTTAAGCATACGTGAGACGAGTAAACGTGAACGTATCCTAGCCGTAACCACGGTAAGATTGCAGTGGAAGACAGCCCCCAAGGCGAGTGTCTGTAACTGCAATGAACAAAGAGCGAAGCTAAAACGAACGATGTATCAAGGAGGCCGTGTGCCCAATCGTGATTGAACGGTTCTTTTGCCTCCCCCTATGCCTTTCCCGCTCCCACAGGACTTATCAACCGCTTGTCGGGGTATCGTATCCCCTATGGAGTCGTAGGTATGGTGGGGATAATTATATATACTAGACGCGTGCGACCCGAACCCGAAACGGAATGCCGAACCCAAGCCCCTCGTTGTCAACCATTTACGTTCTAACTTTTTAGCGTTTCCTTGACGGGTAGGCATTAAAGTAGAGAGTATACTTTGCACCGCATTAGGTATGCTTTTCGGGGGGTATACGGGTTGGGATGGTGGAGAAAACGTGTTCTTTTTACGGGTTGTGTTGGTCGTAAAACTGCATCAATCCCCCTCCCATTTAACCCCTAGATAAACTATCGTTAAACTTCACTAGAATAGGTACGTTTAACCCCCACTATTTAGGTTGCTTTTTTGTTTACTATAGTATACGGCGTAAACCTATACGTACTAGGGTAGAATCTTGATTAATTGCCTAGACGTTTAATTGGTTGTTTTGTGCGTTTAGTCGGCTGAATAGGTAGCCCGAGGGTTTTTGTATCCCATTGACTATCAAGTAGTTATTGGGAGTCCTTGAGTATCAATTAGTTGCGTTAAC